CAAGTCAAAGACGTGAGTTATTGTATATGCCATATTAGTGTATTTACAGATGCGTTGGCATTGCCATAGCTGTCTTCAGGTAGCGTTCCTTATGGATAGTGATCCTGCAACATAAGGAAAATAAAATGGTATCAGGAATCAGATTTTTTGCATGTTCTGGAGCAATGGGTGGTACGCCAACTACTCGTGCCACGCCCAATCTTGAGATTTTCAATCTTGAGCCTGGGGCAACAAACAATCCTAATCGTATGGGATTCTTCGGAGCTAACGGTGCCCCGAACAGTGCGGTTATAGTTGGTCAATATCAGGATCGTACGCATCGTTGTGATGAGACTGGCACTGATTTTGGTGCCATGATCAACGTGAAATTTACTGGAGCCTCTTTAGCTAGCGTTTCAGGCGTTGCCTTTTCAGCGGGTCTTCAAAACATACCGCAAAATTCTGGTAGTCTATTAGCCCGCTTTACAGAACCAAATAACATCTCGGTTATTACTCAAAACGCTGTATTTAGTGCGATCAATTTGAACGCTTCGTCTGGTGCTCCAAATGTTGCAGATTTGGTCAATACCGGCATTACTATTAAGGCCGCACAACTTCCAGACACTCAAGGCTTCGCTGGCGGCACTACTTGGCAAAATATTGATAGCAGTGGTTCTGCCTTGTCTTTGAATAATCAGAATGGCACTGGAGCCGTACACGACTTCCATTTGATTGTGAGCGGTACACCTACTTCAGTTGGTAGAAAAGTCAACTTTGGATATTACTTACAGCTAGAATATCTCTGATTGCATCTAACAGAGGGCGGCTTTTGTCGCCCTCAGTTTTTTCAGCCATTTTCATCTGCTCGTGTCATAATTTGACATGGGATTAGCTTTTAGCTCTAAGCATCCGTTTGTACCTAGTCCAGCCCGGAATTCGGGTGAAACTCGTTGGATAGCTTCCTTGTCCGATGGTACTACAGTCTTTGAGGACGTTACCCCCGGAGAAAAATCTTCGTGGTTGCGTCTTAAGGACTATGTAGAGCTACATAAACTTAAAGTGACGAACTTACGTTTAGAAGCTTACGGACATAATGTTTCTCTTATGTCTTACAAGGACGCATTAGGCAATCCTCAAATTAATGGCTATTGGCACTCGAAAAAGCTTCTTGCATGGTTGAATGCGGACGGTAGACCGCAGACGCAATGGTGTGGTATAGGACTCGTCAAAGGTCGCGAGATACATGTTACCTGGATAGATCATAACGGTGACATCTCCTATGAAATAAAGCCATATCAAGAAGATAATCCAGCTTGCATCATAAATGATGCCATATGAAGTATCAATCGATCACAACGCCCAATGTCGAGCACGACGCAGCCAACATTTTGACGGAGATGTTGTGGCTAAATCGCGATCTTCGGACAGATCTCTTCCCATGGCGTGGAGAGAATTGCAAAGAATGGGGTCGGCTTGTTGCAGCTTTCAAAAAATTGATGGGGCCGTCGTTTGGTCTATCTGACGAACAATTAGCTTTCTACGTTTTCAAGTGCAAACCGCACTACATCAATCCTCCCGAGTTTGCGAAGATGGCTGTAGTGGCTCGTAAGCTATTTAGACGATATAACATCGAAGAAGTATGTAGACTCTATCGCACAGATCGTGAGAGAGTACTGTTAGAAGATATTCGTGGTTTCGCTTATGCACCTTTCAAGCAAGAGAAGCCCAAGTCATTCCTGACGTTTTTAAAGGAGTTAGAACGTGGCGAAGTCAAAGATTAAAGAAGAACCTCAAGAGAACGATCCCGTTGCATCATTTGGATTTTTCCGTGATGAAATTGCTGATGTAGAGACTGGCGTACGTGTATTTGAAGCAAGCACAATGAAAGATCCAAAGAGCAATAGTACTGGATCTTATTCATTAGATTACGATCTAGTTGTTCCCTTTCCAGAAGGACGCATTACCGAAGTGTTCGGTGGTGAAGGCACAGGCAAGACGACGCTATGTCTTGAAGCTATTGGACATGCATTAGCTAATAATCCTAGTAAAAAGGGATTGTTTGTGAACATGGAAAAAAGTCTCAACATGTCCCTTATGCGTACAATTCGATCTCTCGTTCCATTCTTGGAAAATGTTAATGAGAACGATTGTCGTTTGTGGGTTGTAAACGCTAATACAGGTGAGCAAGCTCTTGAGGCTATGAAACGTTTCGCAGAGCTTGTTCCTGGCGGAATTGCAGTATTAGACTCGATTGATGCCGCTCAACCAGAAGCTATCATGGCCGGTGCTATCGGTCAGAATGCCGTTGGCAACCATGCAAAGCTTATGTCTGACGCTATGCGTAAGTTAGTTGGTGTTGCAGAGTCTAACAACGTCGCTTTGATTTTTGTTAATCAGATTCGTGACAAGATCACTATGTATGGCGACCCTACTGAAACTCCTGGTGGTAAGGCAGTACGGTTTTATGCTACTCAACGCATTCGTTTGAAGCCTCCGACAAAAGCAGACCTTATTGTTAACTCTTCTGGTGAGACGATCGGTAAGTTAATCAACTATAAGATTGTCAAAAACAAGTTTGCACCAGAAGGTACCGAAGGTGTTTTCCCATTACTTTTTAAGAACGGCATTTTTCGTGAGCAAGAACTGATTACACAATGTTGCAATTTTGGTATTCTTACTCTTGGTGGCAAGGGTGGTAGACAGGTGTTATTGCCTAATATTGATCGCAAGACTAGCGAATTCTTGCAAAAAGATGGCAAGCCTGATGGTGCGTGGATGACGCAATTCAATGCGGCACGTAAGCTATTGTTAGATCCCATTCTTTTCAAGAAGTTAGAATCTGAATTACGCATTGCATTAGACAGCAAACCAGCAAGCGAAATCGTTGATGAAATTCAAGACTCTGAGTAACAGAGAAGTTAGGCTGGAGATTTTGCCTAGTCGTTATCCTGTGCGATCTAGGGAGCAATGTAAGTCTATTGGTCAATATAACTTAGGTAGAACTATTCGTTCTGTTTATGGTATGCAGGCATTGATATTGGAAGAATTTGGCATTCCAGAAGAAAATCTTTTCCTCGACTTTTATATGCCTCATCATGAACTTGCATTTGAATTTCATGGTAGTCAGCACGATGAATTTAATCGATTTTTTCATGGCGACAAAAAAGGCTTTGAACGTAGCAAGATCCGCGATCAACGTAAACGTGATTGGTGTAACATCAATCATATCGAACTAATTGAAGTGCGATCTATATTGACTTCGCACGCCTTGAAGGACACAATAGAAGAAGTGCGTAAACTACGAGAGGTCACCGGATGGTAAACATAGCAGCAGAAAAGATATTCTTAGCTGGCATTGTTTCAAAACCAGCCAAGCTTTTTGAGTATCTTGATTATCTTGCTGACGATGACTTTCAGCATTCTGCAACAAAGATCACATTTGATGCGATTAGATCTATCGTTCTGCATAAAGAAGCGACTTCGATTACTAAGTCTAAGCTTATTGCAGAAGCTAAGGCATTAGGTCATCTTAATTACTTATCCGTCACTAAGGACGGGCAATGGATAGATGAACTCTTTCAAGAACATGTTGAAGATAATGAAATCACTGAACATTTTCTAGAAATAAAAAGACAAACGCTTAAGGCTAATTACGAAAAAGCATTTGAGGAAGCTGGCAACTATCTCAGAACAACAGCCGATCCCTTATCTGTAATGATCGGTAATGTTGAAGATAAGGTCATTAGCCAAGTACATTCGCTTGATCGCGGCGAGAATGCTCCAGTGTCATTGGTCGATGGCATTTTTACTTTTATTGATGAATTAGCTAGCGATCCAGGTCAATTAGGTATTGATCTTGGTTTTCCTATATGGCAAGAGCGTATGGGGCAATTGCGTAATGGTTCATTAACTTTCGTTGCCGCAACCGCTAAAGCTGGTAAATCTCAATTTGCATTACGTGCCGTGCTGAATGCCGCCCGTAAAGGATTGCCGGTTTGGCTTGGTGATAGCGAGTTAACAAAGAAAGAACAACAAATACGTCTCATTGCTTTGATGGCTCGTGTTCCATTCAATTACATCGAGACTGGTTTCTGGAAAATGACACCAGATCAATTACGTTCTTGTGGTGTGATAGACGAACAACAGATATCACACATTCAAGAATGTGGTCGTCGACTCAAAGATCCAGAGCTAAGAGAACGTGTATTGCGATTACCAATTACTTATCAATCAATATCTGGCATGGACGTGCCAGCAGTGATACCACACTTGCGTCGTTGGATCTTAAAGGATGTCAAACCAGATCGTAATACGCAACACGCTCAATGTCTTGTTGTATACGATTACATTAAGCTTGCTACTATTACTGATCTCAAAAATAATCGCAATCTTGCCGAATGGCAAATGCATGGTATCAATGTCGCAGCGTTACACGACACTATGAAACGGTACAATATACCTGGATTAGCTTTTGGTCAAACTAATAATGAGATTGACGATGGTATCAAGTGCATTGCTGGTGGTAAACGTATTAGTGAAAATGTGACTTCGATTAGTTATTTCAAAAGAAAGTCAGATGACGAAAGAGCGTTTGATGGCAATGGTACGCATTACATACGCATCTTTGGAACTCGTTTCGGTACTGGTACACCTATTGGCCATATCAATTTTGATGCTGATTTAAGTTGTGGAGACTTTAAAGAAATTGGTATGAGCACAGTCAACTTCAATGAAGAACGCCAAAAGCGTCTAGAGAAATTTAAGAGTGAACGTCGTGGGTCAGAAGCTAATGAAGATGAGTGACGATGAGAAGAAGGCATTGCGTAATCATGCCAATAGAAATATAACCTTTCTATTGGATAAATTAGCCATTCGTTATTCCGATCGAGGCGATGGCCTGATTCAAGCTATTTGTCCAACCCAACAACACTCCGGTGATCGTGACAATCCAACAGCATTTAGCTGGAGACCAGATATAGGTAAGTGGGTATGTTGGACTCATCATTGTGAAGAAGCGAGAGGCAATGATATATTCGGACTCGTTAGCAGTATCGTTGGCTTGAATTTTAAAGATACTACAAAATGGATTCATGATCGTCTTGCAGAAAAAAGCATTGATATTCATCAGGATTCGTTACCAATCGAAAATCAATATCGTGGTTCAGTCTTGCATACACATGAACCATTGAATGAAGAACATATTAAGTTCTTGAAATTGGATCCTGATTATTTGATTAGACGTGGCTTCAGTAAAGAAGTGCTCCGTGATTATCAGGCTGGCTTGTGGGACAGGCCATATACATACATGGCCGATCGTGTTGTATTTCCCATTAGAGATCATGATGGATTTTTAGTAGGTTATACTGGTAGAACTATTCATCCAGAATCTTACTTCACAGAGAAAAGTTTAGAATACAGAAAATGGATACACGGTCGATATTTTAATCAATGGCCCAAGCGTGGAGAATTGTTAATTAGCTCTCTATTGTTCAATCTCAATAGATCGAAAAGAATTATCGCACAACATAAACGTATGATTGTTGTCGAAGGTCCATTAGATGGTATGAAACTAGAGATGGCGGGTATACATAATTGGGTTGCTACACTTGGAACAACTTTTTGTGCCAATCATAGAACTCTGCTCGTTAAGTATGGCATTACCGATCTATATGTTGCATATGACAACGACGAGAAAACACACGCGGGCAAAGATGGTACTAATCGACTATTACGAGTTGTTGGCGATATCTTTAATGTTCACACAATTGAAGTGCCAGGACATGATTGTGGCGACTGCTCCATAGAACAACTACAAACTCTTTTCAAGGATATAGGATGTTAAGACTAAAATCATGTTCGCCATCTAGAATCAAGACATTCGATACTTGTAAGTTCAAATATTGGCTAACTTATCACTGTCCTGATATAAAGCTTAAGTCTAATTGGGGTGCCGCACATGGATCTTTGTTGCATGATATTCTAGAAAATCTTGCGAATAAAATAGACACTGACTGGATGTCGCGTCTTTATAAAGGATATGCTGGAACATTAGATACATTAGATCGTAAAGGCCAACCGACAGTCATGGAAAGTCCTTTGGTGTGGGCTAAGCCAAAAGAATATCAAGACAAGAAGCCGTATTGTGATACCTGTCCTTATAAAGAAGGTCAGGTATGTTCTATTTCAAGGAAACCATTAGATCAACTACCAGGCTGTCCACGCGAGCTATTTGATGGATCTGTAACCATGCTACAAAACATCATTAAACGTTATAGCAATGATGTATGGAACAAGATCTTGAAAGATAAGAATGGGGCATTGATCGGCACAGAGTACTCATTTGATATAAAACTATCTGGCACTGATGTGCCACTCATTGGTATCATGGATTTGGTGATCGAAGAAGATCCAGAGACGGTTCACGTAATAGATTATAAATCAGGGGCTTGGACACAAGATTACAATGAATGTCGTGACGATATTCAAGTCAAGATATACTCATTAGCTAGTCGCAAAGAGTTCATAGAAGATGTCAACAATAAGGGTTATAAATATAAGAACGTGATCTTAACGTTTGATTATTTTACAAGCAATCCTGTGACATTAGCTTTTACGGCAGATGAAGACGCAGCAACTGAAAAATGGACAGTCAAGAAGATTAAGGAAATAGAATCAACAGAATGGATAGATCGTATCGTTCGCAGCAATGATGACTTCACTCAAAAATGGGCATGGAAGTGCAGATCTATTTGTGATACGAGTGTATGTGCGTCGCAATGGAGCGGAAGGTTCAAAACAGAATGAGAATCCCCAAAGATCAACTAGAAGTCTATTTTGAATATGGCGTCGACATTGCTAATCGATGTGTCTTTCTTACTGATGAAATTGATGATCAGAGTATAGGGCATGTCGTTAAAGGTCTCTATTTAATGGAGAATCAAAGCAAAGAGTATACTCCAATCGAATTACGTATTGCGTCTTATGGCGGCGATATATGTGATATGTTTGGATTACACGACGTAACGCGGACACTGAAATCTCCAGTACATACAATGGGTATGGGTAAGGTCATGTCTGCTGCCGTGCTATTAGTAGCGTGTGGAGAACGCAACAATAGATGGGCTGGTGACAATACATCCTTCATGATCCATCTTCCATGGGATGATTGGGGTAAGAAAAATCTTGCTGAATTAGATCATGATATACGTTATACTAAAGAGCTTTGGGATAGATGGTATAAACTCATGGCTGAATATACGAAAATGCCCGAAAAGCATTGGCGTAAATTGTGCTCTAAACAGGGTGATGCGTTTTTCTTTGCGGACGATGCCTTGAAGTGGGGCATTATAGATCATATTTGGGACGAGAAGGGCGGCGAGTAATGTCAAAATCCATTGTCCGTGTTATGTGCTGGAAGCATTCTCATTCTACTGATCTTTCTATTAATCTCAGACAAGAACAGAAGTTGTCCGCAGATATTCCTAAAATGAAAAAGGTTTGCCCCGATTGTAAACCCGCGAATGAGATGATTACGATTGTACGTGGTGCCACTATCTTTTCTCCTTTTAAAGCGTATCGATGCAAACATGGACATCTCACTTTAATTGGTCTTTTGGATAGCATGGTACATATTGTCTTTGGTCCTAATGACTTCGTAAACGTAGCTGGTACGCTGTCTGATCTACCGAAGCTCCTTGACGATCATGACATCGCATGTAATCATGTTATTGACGAATCGCCCTGCGACTGTTCATTGGTGCCTGTGGACGATTTTGAGTTATCCTATCCATCTTCTGCTTCTATTAAGACTAAGACTCGTATTGGTGATCTGTGGGATAGACATGGTATCGAACCAGTTAGAACTGGTACGTACAATGACGATGGTTACAGCGAAAGCAAGACACAAAAAGCAAACACTGCTAGACTCAATGCATTACGAGCTAAAACACGAAACATTCCAGTGGACAAACATCCTGGAAAGCCGATCAAAAAAGCTACTAAAAATCATTATGGATATCGCGATCGATCATCCTTAGACCTATGAATTTTACTCATCTCAGTGTACATTCTAAAGCATCTATGTTATACGGATCTGCTGATGTTAAGCAGATTGTGAAAAGAGCTAAAGAACTTGGACAGTCATCCGTCGCGTTGACGGACTACGCTAACGTTTTCAATGCTATTAGCTTTTACAATGAAGCTAAGTCCTCAGGCATAAAGCCAATTCTTGGCGTTGATATCTTCTTTTGTGAAGACGCCGAACAGCTAAGAATTCAGAAGATGCGACAAGTTTCGCATCTCATTCTTTTGGCGGAAAACGACATTGGTTGGAAGAACATTACACGCATCGTGTCTGAAGCCAATAATGAGGCTAATTATTACTACAATCCTCGTGTTGACTTTAAGCTACTTGAAAAGTATAAAGAAGGCGTCATCTGTTTGACTGGTAGTAGTTTAGATGGTGCCATCTCTAGATATCTATACGACAAGACAACCGAAGATAGCGTTGAATCTGCTGCTATTTTTAAAGCCGAAGGATTAGTGCGACGCTTCTTGAAGATCTATGATCAAGATCACTTCTTTCTTGAAGTGCAATCAACCGGCATTAAGGAACAGTCTCAGATTAATACAAACTTGCGAGCAATAGCCCTCAAGTATAATCTTCGTACTGTTGCCACCAATAATGTTCACTACGTTAATCAGCATGACGCTGAATCACATAGAACTTTATTGCAAATGAGTGACAATACATATAACAAGCTTACATACACTGATTTCTCACACGAGGAATATTATGTCAAGTCTCGTGAACAGCTTCTTGAAGCTGGTTTGCTCGAAGCTGAACTTGATGTAACCAACGAAATAGCGAGTCGTTGCCACGTAGAAATCAATACTAAACAACGTCGTTTACCAACGTATGCCTTCTTACCAGAAGACAAAACAGCTAATGAGTACTTAATTGAGTTAGCTAACGACGGATTGTCTCGGATACCGAAAGTCGCTGGAACTCTTGATGAATATCAAAATCGTCTCAATAGAGAGTTGAACGATATTCAAGAGATGGGCTTCTCCGATTACTTCTTGATCGTTTATGATGTGATTTCATGGGTTAGAAGTAAGGGCATTCTTTTGGGTCGTGGTCGTGGTTCTGCTGGTGGCAGTCTTGTGAGCTACTGTTTAGGCATCACTGAAATTGATCCACTTCAGTATGGACTTATTTGGGAACGTTTTCTGAATAAGGGTCGTGGCGGATTACCCGACATCGACACCGACGTACCTCGTTCAAAGCGTCAGCAAGTACTTGAGTATATTCGTAATAGATTTGGCGAGTGTAACGTTGCTCAACTTGTAACATTCAATGGTCTTCAGGCACGAGCTATTCTCAAAGAAGTATTTCGTGTTTACGGGATGCCATTTGATGAAGCTAATAAGATTACCGCACTTGTTCCAGCTAAAAATGATGAGCACGTCGCCATTACTCTCGATGAAGCTATTGAGAGCGTTAAGGAACTGAAGGAGTATTCTGAGAAGTATAAACCATGGTTTACGATCGCTCGTGCTCTTGAAGGTTGCTATAAATCAACCGGCATGCACGCCGCTGCTGTCGTTATTTCAGATGTACCATTCGATCAAAGTGCTTATCCGTTGACTAGAGCTAAGGATGGAGACTTGATTTTTGGTTGGGATATGAACACGGTAGATAGTCTCAATCTTTTGAAGCTTGATATCCTTGGCTTAAACACACTGGATGATATTCAAGTCACTATGGAGCTTGTCAGTGAACGTCGAGGTATTCAATTATCGCGAGAGGCTATGCCGCTTGATGATCCTACAACCTACGCTATGATTGGTAATGGCTTTACGGTTGGTGTTTTCCAGATTGAAAAACAATTGGGACGCACCTGGAGCAAGAATCTTAAGCCTGAAAATATTGATCAGTTGAGCGATTTAGTATCATTGATCAGACCAGGCCCCATGGAGTCTGATATGCACACGCAATACCGTGACGTGAAAATGAACGGTGCTGCTCCAACATACATTCACCCATTTTTAGAGCCTATTCTCAATAAGACTTATTCTGGCTTACTTTATCAAGAACAAGTGATTGAGATCTGCAAGCAACTTGCAGGCATGTCTTTGATCGACGCTGACAAAGTACGTAAAGCGATGGGTAAGAAGAAGCCGGAAGAAATGAAGAAGTGGCAAGAGGTTTTCGTTTCTGGATGTAGCAAGAATAGCATCGATCCAGATATAGCATTAGCTATTTGGGGATATGTTGATAAATTCTCTGGTTATGGTTTCAACAAGTCTCACGGTATTGGATATGCACTCATGGCATATGAGACGGCATACTTGAAGGCGAATTATCCAGTTGAATTTCTTTGTGCTAAGCTTACTAATGCAGATGGCGAAGCTGAAAAACTTAGCGGCTTGATATATGATGCTAAGTTATTCGACATTCAGATTACGCCTCCTCGTGTGACGCATGCCAATAAAGATTTCTCAATCATCAACGATAAGCATATAGCGTTTGGCTTAACAGCAATCAAAGGTGCTGGAGCTACTGCTGTGGCCGATATGATCAAGCTTTCAAAGGGATTGACTAAGTTTGATGACATTATTTGGAAGTGGGCCAACACCAAGACGAAGGTGACAAGTGCTACCATGCAAGCCTTTATCAAAGGTGGAGCATTTGACGATATTCAAGAGCAACGTATCTATGGATTGGCTCGCTTGAAACTGCTTGATGCTCTTACGGATAAAGAACGCGAAAGCATTACTCATCTCATGCAGATTGAAACAGATGTATCTGATTGGGTGCGTTTTGTTAAAGCGTTAGCGGATGACGTTAAGGCTGAGCAAGTGAAGGCACAGTATGGTACTGCAATACCGAACGTGCGTCGTAGATCTACAATACGAGAATTATTGAATGAATATAATGCCGGTGAGCTATTTGACACTAGATCTCAACGTATTGTTTGGGAGCAATTTTATCTTGGCATTTCCTTAAGTGGAAGCGAAGCTGACGTATATAAGTCACGTCACAAATGCGTGGATCTAGTCAAGAATGGTTCCGAAGATATGCGATTCGAAATAGCTGTTTGTATAGATGGCGTTCGTGAAATAGTCACTAAGAAAGGCGACCCTATGGCTTTTCTTACTGCTCATGATAATACATATCAAATGGATAATATAGTAGTATTTCCAAAAACCTTTGCATTGTGTAAAGGACTTCTTGAGTCTGGTAATGTAATTCGCATTACCGGCAAAGTAGACGATCGTGGCTCATTGATAGCCGATGTTGCGGAGAGATTAAAATGATATATGAATATACTTTTGAAGCGGTTCAGCTTTCTGACGAAGAGAAGCAAGCTATTCAAATAGGTATTGGTAGAATTGAAGAGCTGAATGAAAAAATCAAAGAGACGTTGAATCGTCAAGCTAAATCCGGATGGGAGCCGCTATATCCATTTTCTGTTCCTATGCTATGGTTTAAGCGTCCATTAAAAAAGACAAGAAAAAACTGACAATTAGAAAGTTTGTCACATAATATGTTTGACTATGCAACAGTGCATTTGCTTGGGCGGGCTACAAACGATGCTGTCTTTTCAAGAACAGAGGACGATAGAGTTAACAA